GCGCTCCGAGAATCGCAGGGCAAGACCTGAGGGCCGGAGGTGAGACCGGCCTGCAGATGAGGCAATGAAGGCAACCGCCGGAAGCCTGAGCCCGGTACTGATTAATATGTCGCTAGATAAATGGAAAATTGCGTTGGATGTTGAAATAGTCCAATGGGATGATTTAATGGATAATTTGGATAATCTGATATGGTGGATTACATCGCTACCAGACCAGGGCAACGTAGATTATTCTCGTATCCCAAACGGACTCATTGATACTTGACAGTTACTCCATGAGAGAACCACGGCGCGGCCTGCCTATGCATTTCAATATTCCTCCTAACTTTGATATTGTGACTCTGATCTCTCGCCGGGATCAATCGCAGGCCCGCCGGTGCTAATTACTACAGGATTGATGATATGTGCCGAAGAAGTGTTTTATCTGCTCGCATAAAAACCGCTGTCAGATAGATGAATTAATTCTTAATAAAACACCATATAGCACTATAGCGCACCAATTTAAGCTGCCTGGAAAAGATCCAACCCAGGTTATAAAGAACCACGTTCGATATGGGCACATACCAAAAGAAATTAAGTCTGCTGCAATCGAAAAGCAAACCGAAATCGGCTTGAATGTGGCCGGGTGCGCTCAGGAGATCTATGATATCTGCCTCCGGGCAGCAAAGAAGGCCGAAACACACGACCTCCGAGCACTCGGGTCTTGCATCGCCCCGGCGGTGAAAGTCTTGGAGATCCTATCTAAGGGCAATCCAGATAAGCCAGATGGCGAAAAGAAAGATAGCGGCTTTATGGCAGGATATATGAACCGGGCGAGTAAAGTCTATGCAGAAACAGAAAGCCCGCCGCCTCAATAAACCGGCATTCTCTTGGATGCCTCCAAGCCCCAAACAAGAGCAGATCCTCTATTGGTGGACTCCGTCAAGCCCTTTCAAAGACCTGGCATATTTCCAGGCGGAAGGATCTGTACGGTGCGGCAAAACCGTCCTGGCGGATTTCAGCTTCGTGAACTGGGCATCATATACCTACGATCAAGAGGAATTTGCGCTCTGCTCCAAAACCATCGGGACGGCTATAAGAAATCAAGTTCGCCCGCTTATGAAAGTGCTTTCTGTGGAGCCATCTTATCAAGTACAATTCAGGCGGGGCAGGGAAGAAGGCTCACATCTAACAATTTATAACTCTGACACTGATCACGAAAACGTGTTCTGGATTTATGGCGGAAAAGATGAAGCTAGCCAAGATCTGATTCAGGGCAAAACCCTGGCTGGAATCCTCTTCGATGAGCCGCCATTAATGCCCCAGAGCTTCATTAATCAGGGGCTCGCCCGCCTTTCAGTGGAAGGCGCTAAGGCGTGGTTCCTTAATAATCCAGAAAATCCTAATCATCCTCTGTATATTGAAACTACCGATCCACTAACCAAAGACGGCAAGCTCTATTTCCTTCATTTAGTGATGGATGATAACCCATCGCTTTCTGAAGAAGCCAAGAACAGGATAAAGTCTCAGTGGCCTATCGGATCTGTCTATCATAAGCGATATGTGCTCGGATTGCGGGCGGCTGCCGAGGGCCGGGTCTTTCCGTTCTTCGAGGAAGATCCTGCTGCCGGCTATGTGGTCGACAAACTTCCAGACCATTTTACCATGTTCCTGGCCGGGCTCGATTATGGCATAAGCAATCCCTTCGTAGCCCAGCTCTGGGGGCTCTCGGGCGGCGTGTGGTACTGCATCAAAGACTTTGAATGGGATTCTCTAAAGAGACAAAAGCAAAAGACAAACCCTGAGTACATCGAGGACCTGGCAAGGCTCTGCTACTGGAATGATAAGCCGATCCAGCCCCTAAAGTTCCTGATCCCTCCGGAAGAGCCGGGATTCCAGAGAGAAGCCAAGCAGTCCAAGCATTTTCAGCTCTATAATATCCGGGATGCCGAGAACGCAATCATGCCCGGCATCGAGGACCTGACGACGCTTCTCTCTCTGCGCCGGCTGAAGATCTACCAGAAATGTGAATCGACTATACACGGCTTTGCTAATCTCCTATGGGATGAGAAGAAGCAAGCCCAGGGCATAGACATGTATATCAAAGGCGGATCTGGTGCGCCGGATCATGCCACAGACTGCTCCCGATACATAGGCAGGGAAGCCGCCAAGCAACTTAGACAGATGAGGATAATAACGTGATCAAAGATCTTGAGGCCGTCCTGCAGATAGGCAAGCCCTGGCCCCCTACATCCGAACTCCCGCGGCTCAAGACCTATGAAGAGAATGAAGCCCTCTTCATGGGACAGCACACAAAAGTCTTTCAGGTCTTGCTGAACCTCTTCAGCTCCCATACTGCGGAATATAATAAGCTCATCATAGTTCTCAATTGGCATAAGCGGCTGTCTACTCTCTGGGCCGATTTTCTTTTTGGCGAGCAGCCCAAAGCCACAGTTTCCGAGGATCCCGAAAGCAAAGAGCAGATTTACCTAGACGATTTTGTAGCCAGGAATAGATATTGGCTCCTGCAGCACGCCCGCCAGATCGATGTTTCCAGGTTTGGCCATGGCATAATTGAGGGATATTATGAGGACGGATGTAGGCTCCAGGTAGTTCACCCATCCAAGTATTTCCCCCTCGAGGATAGCTTCGGGCGAGTCCAGGCCCATATGATCGCCTGGCTGGAGGAGCCCAAGATAACAGATCATATCATAGAGAGGCGGCTATTCTGCCGTATCCATCGGCCTGGTGAAATCGAGAGCCGGGAGTATCTGGTGTCTGCTGCCGGCTTGATCATACGAGGCCCGGAGAATGTCACCATCACCGAGACAGGCATCACTGAGCCGCTGGTGTCTGTGGTGGAGAACCTGACCACCTCATCCGATGGGCTCATAGATGATTATCATGATTTAGATTCGATTATCAAGCGGATGGAGGCCAGGCTCACCAGAGTAGGCAGAATCCTGGATGTCCACAGCGAGCCGCTCCTGATCCTGCCTGAGGATTCTGGGGCATTCACCAAGACAGATACCGGCGCAGTGGTTTATGACAGCAAAAAGAAGGTCCTGGAGAGAGTCAAGGGGGCCGGAGATCCAGGTTATGTGACCTGGGAGGGCCAACTGGCGGCGGCATTCCAGGAGTTTGAAACTGATCTCCAGCAGCTCTATGCTTTGTCCGAAACATGCGAGGCATGTTTTGAGCCTGCGAAGGCCGGAGCCCAGGCGAGTGGCACGGCTCTGAGGCTAATGCTCTTTGTGCCCTTGAAAAAGGTGGACAGGCTCAAGCTGGTGTATGATCCCCAGATCAAAGAGGAGCTAAAGACCTGGACGGCATTTGAGGCAGCCAAGGGCTACTCCGGGGCAATCCCGGTAGAGTCAATATCAATTATTTGGCAGGATGGCCTCCCTGAGGACTTTAATGAGACTGTGGTCAACGTAACCACCCTGAAGGGCATGGGTCTGATCTGGGATGAGATGGCCCTCAAGATGCTCTATAAATTGGAAGGCAAGGCGCTCAAGGATGCGATGGAGAAGCTGAAAGCCGAGCAGCCAACCGTGCCAGAAGAGCCTGGTCAGACACTCACATTGCCTGGCCTGGAGGCCATGAATGCCGGCCAACCCGCTCAGTGACGCGCAAGCGAAGCGCCTTATTCAGCTCTATGATGGAGCGGAAAAGGAGATCCTATCCGAGATCAACAGGCTCCTCCTGAAAGATCCGGCCTCGGAAAGCTACAGCACGGCCTGGCAGAAGACGCTCTTGCAGAGGGTCCGGCAGATCCGAGGCGATCTGGAGAAGGGCTCTCGGACCTGGTGCACAGAAGCAATCCCGGACAGCTACATGAAGGGCATGGAGTGGGCAGACAAAGACCCGCTCATGGGCGGCAAAGCCATTCCCGGCTTTGGCGATATCCATCAGCAGGCCGCTCAAGTGCTGGCCGAAAATACATACAATAGGCTCCAAGACGTGGGCCAGGTTGTAGGCCGGAAGGTAGACGACCTCGCCCGGGCGATCTCCCTGGAAGCCAGCAAAGGAAGCGTGATCGGCTACCAGACCACCAGACAGGCCGCCAAGAGGATCAAGGCAGATCTGGCCGAAAAGGGCATCACAGGATTTGTGGACAAGGCCGGGCACTCCTGGGACATGGGCCGATATGCGAAGGTCCTGGCTCAGGAGACCACCAACGGCGCTTTCAGGCAAGGCTCCATCAACCGCTATCAGGAGCACGGCCACGACCTGGTGAGGATATCCAGCCATACTAAGAGCTGCCCCAGGTGCGTACCATGGGAAGGCCGGACCCTGAGCCTATCCGGGAACGATCCCGATTATCCCTCTCTGGCCGAAGCCCAGGGCGCGGGGCTGCTCCATGTGGGCTGTCTCCATGTGCTCTCCCTGGCTCCAGAGGAGAAGGAGCGCTACATAGCGAGCCTGGCAGAACGGGCCGCTGCAATACGAAATTCATAATCACAGTCTACGCCAGACTTGAAACGGCGGGAGTTTTTCTTTATGGCTACTACTGACGATAATGCCAACGCTGGGCAGGAGAATACAGCGGCTCAGAACACTGCTAACCAACAGCAGGGTAAGCAATTCACTCAGGCGGACATCGATGCAATAGTCGAAGATCGCCTGGGAAGAGATCGCCGTACACGCGAAGAGGCCCTGGCCAAAGAGCTGGGAATGTCCCTCAAGGACGCCAAAGCTCTGATCAAGGCCCGGAAAGCTGAGGAGGATGCTCAAAAGAGTGAACTCCAGCGCGAGCGCGAGGCCAGAGCGGCAGCCGAAAAGGAGCGGGACGCCCTCAAGGCAGAGCGCGAAATCGGAGTCTGGCGGTCGAAGTACGGCAAGAAACACAATATCCCGGAAGCTGATTGGGACCGCCTCAGGGGGTCGACAGAATCCGAGATCGAGGAAGACGCTAAGGCATGGGCCAAAGCGCGAGGCCTCGATAAAGCCGGAGGACCGACGCCGAGAGGCGGTGATAACCTATCACAGAACCCATTCAATCAGGCCTTCCTGGCCGCTACTGGCCGGGGCGGGCGCTGAATTAGTTTTTGAGGTGAATTAAGATATGGTAACTTACTCTGATTACATCAGCCGGACAGATGCCAGCACCTATCTGCTGCCGGATCAGTATAGCAAAGAGATCATTGAGGCTCTGCCTACCAAGTCATTCTGCTTGGAGAAAATGAAGAGGTTGCCTCCCATCAATGCAGCCACCTACAAGATCCCCATGATGAATGCTTTCCCCTCTGCCTACTTCGTCTCTGAAGTGGCTGGGAGCCGCAGCAGCAGCTACACCAAGCAAACTACCGATATGTCCTGGTCCGGTGTGACCATGTATATCGAGGAGATCGCCGTAGTGGTCCCGGTCCCCGACTCCGTCATAGCCGATATGGCGAGCCAGAACTTCGACCTTTGGGGCATGGTCAAGCCCAGGCTCATCGAGGCCGCCGGCAAGCTCATTGACCAGGCAATCCTCTACGACAACTCCGGGGATATCGCTCCCGCCAATTGGCCGGACGGCATAGTCACTCAGTGCGCCACAAAGAGCAATACCATTGATGTATCCGCTCAGATCGGTGCAGGCCTCACTTTTGCAGATATGTACGACGGCATCCTGGCAGACAATGGCCTCTTCTCTTTGGTAGAGCAGGACGGTTATCTGGTGAATGGTGCCCTCGCCGCCATCAGCATGAAGGGCAAGCTTCGGGGCCTCCGAACCTCCGAGGGCGCTCCGATCTTCACCAACGATATGAAGCAGGCTAACCGCTACCTCCTGGATGGTGCGCCTCTGGACTTCCCC